CCATGTGTGTATATTGGATTTGTTCAGGGGGAGACCCCACACACCCCGCCCACAGGGCGGCTTTGAAAAATGGATCTGCGGATCGTTGCTGGTTCTTTCTCTGACACCACCATCACGGTGGTTCCGGTCTCTGAGGCTGGGCAAAAGTTTCTTGGCTTTGCCGTTGAGTCGGTGCAAATGCCGAAGTCTCACCTTCAGCAGGCTTGCGAGTTTGCAGCTGAGCACGGGTTGAAAATGGGCAGCTAGGCCCTCTGGGGCTTCTAGTCCCAGCAAGCCAGCTTGGCGTCTAGCTCTCCAATGCGTGTGACAGCTTGGCTTAGCAGCTTCCCCTGATGCCAGCTCTGTCTGACAAGGCCAGCACAAAGCATTTTTAATGCTTCCTCGTCATCGCAGTTGTGGACTTCTCTGACGCTGCGTTCAACCTCAAGCTCTTCCTCAAGGGTCTGATTCACAACCATCCAGTCGGCCCAGCCCATCGGATTGTTACAGAATCTGTTGCTCTGAATGGTAAGCAGCGTTTTTAGGGCTGTCCATGCTGCGTTTTCACTCAGCAAATATGGCCCAGCCACTGTGAGGCCCGTTCACCTGCCAACGTTGGTGAAACTCAGCCTGTCGCACGCGAACGCGATAGCCACTCAAGGCGTCGTTGTGTCCCCCGTGTGCCATGTCAGGCACGCCTAGTGGGTCACTCATAAGCCATTCGCTGTCGTTCGAGTAACGGCCTGAGTACCCGTGGATCAGGCTCCAGTGGCCGCAGGTATAGGAGCTGCACATTGGTGGTTCGCCGCGCAGCAGATCGCCGGCATGGAGCCATCCCACCAAAACCGGGCGTCCTTCGTCGATCTCTTTCTCAATGTCAGAGGCGTCAGCGTCCTGCACAAATCGGACTTTCAAGCCGAGGCTTGTGAGAGCTTTGACCTGAGCCATGACTGAAGTCGTTTCGCCATATTTCGCTCTGACTTGGTTGTACTCCTCTTGTGTGCCGACCTTTTTGTGAAAGGCGGCGAGCATGGCGCTGGCTGACGTGAAGCACATCCGTCTTCCGTCGGGCAGGTTGAGTTGTTTGAAGTAGGTGGGCAAATGAACTTCCTGGGCAATGCCGCTCGCTCGCCATGCTTCATACCAAGCCGCGTCCTCATCCAAAAGGCTTTGCGGCAGGGAGCGTTCAAGTTCTGCAATAGCAGCCAGCTGGTGGGGCGTACCACGGAAGAAGGTGAAGAACGGCAAGAGCGCGAATCCCATGGCTGTCAGCAGCAGGGTCACTTGGATGATGCCGGACACGCCTCAGTGGTCAACTCTGGTGTCAGGCAACAGCATTTCGCGCACATGCTTCACAGCAAGGTCGTCTAAGTCGTTGTCAGTTCTGGCAACAATCTTCTCCAACATCGCCACAATCAGCTCTTTGAACGCTCGTGATTTCCAAGCGGTCATCAACACAGGCTTGAGGATTAGAAGCATTGACCTGGCCTAGTTACCCTTAAAGCGTAGCTCTGTTGTCCCATGGCAGAAACTCAGCAGACCAAAACTGAGGAGCAGGAAGATCACAGCAATGGATGGCTAGGCGATTTTGTACGCCTGACCATCATGATCTGGGCAATGGGTGTGATCACCGCCAACTACCTGGGCATGTTCAAGCAGTCAATCGACGTAACTTTTTCGGCGAGCCTGCTCTCCTCAACCGCAGCCAGTTACGGCCTGTCGGTAGGCCGCAACGGTCAAAAGAAGAAAGAAGAGAAGAGCGTTATCGTTGACAACAAAGACACCAAAGCTGGCATCAAATGACCCGCGCACTTTTGGTATTGGGCATCACATTGGCGGCTGCTTTGCCTGCCAAGGCTGATCTACAGCATCGACTTTCCAGCTCGGTGCAAATCGACGTTGGTGCTGCGTCAACCCGTGCAATTCGAGTTGGAAACAGCTACAGCATCAGCGGAAGCGGAATTGACACCAGTGTTACCGCAGGCGGGTCAACTACAAGTGATGCTCTTGGAGGGCTTGGAGCGGCTACTAATGGGGTCAATGCCATCACGGTCCCAGACGTAACTCAAAAAACCGCTGGCAGCGCGTTTACATACAGCGTCGGTTACTCAGCTGGAGATGCTGTGCCCACGTCAGCCCCGACTGTTGGCGAGGTGCCCGCTTTCGGCGATGTGACATCCACGGCGGGCGGCACCGTAGGCAACGCTGCAGCGACCATAAATACGAGCGGGGCCGTAACTTTGGCCCCAGGCGGGGCGAACACCAGCGTCACCGGACAGGTGATCTCTGAAATCAATATGCGATGAGCAAAGTTCTGTTGATGCTGCTGTTGTTGGCATCTCCAGCAGCTGCAGTGCCTGTGGTCCCGTCATTCTCAACTGGCTTGGTCTCCAGCCGAACCGAGTCGAAGTCGGTGATAAAGGAGAAGATAATTTCCGAGTCATACAGAACAGGCTTTGAGTACATGGTTGGAGGGCAAGGCGTTAAACCGTCGTCGGGTGTTGTAAGTCCCCCTGCAACCACCAACGCTCTTAGTTTCTCCAGTCGCAGTAACTGGGTTCAGGAAGTGCCAGGCGCAGCGTTTCAATTTTCCGAGGCATACTCTGGGCCTGGATTGATTGAAAAAGTGATTGTGGACAGGGAAACGGTGATTGAATCCGTCGTTGACTCAACCAGCACGTTCAGCCAATGAGAGGCAAACTTCTCGCGCTTTTGCTGAGCTTTGCAAACAGTGCCCCTGCAGTTGCACAAGTCAGCGCAACAGCAGCGCCGGTGAGCCATAGTTCGGGCTCAGTCACTAATCAGGCGGTGATGGTGACACCCTCAACACAGCATCGTTATCTGTACGGACCTGGAATCCAGTGCGACGGTCCAACGCTTTCGGTGTCTCCTTTTGTCTCTGGCGTTCACTCTTACGGCAAGCCAAGTGATCAGTATTATTACGAGAATGTCTACGATGACAGCGATAATTTTGGATTGATAGATCCGGAGACAGGGCTGGATGGTCCTGACTCTATTCCTGACAATCCGGGCCGCGTTCTTTACACAAAGCCAATCAGGACGGGCTATCGCAGCAATTACAGCAACAACTTTGGGATTACTGCGACGATCACCGTGCCGCTGGACTGGGGGCCGATAAATCTATGCAAGGCGCTGGCACGCAAGCAAGTTGAGATGGCAGAGCAAGCCTTGGCGGACAAAAAGCTCAATCACCTCATGGGCAGGCTCAAAGCGTGCGCTACTGCTATCCGTGAGGGCTACACATTCAAAGGGCCATTTGCCGCGATCTGTGCAGATGTCGTTCTAAAGCCCAAACCTGTGCAGGATCACACCCACGAGATTATTTCCCCAAAGCCCGCCTCAGATCGCGAATGGCTTGATTCCGGTGACGCTGAACCACCCGCCGCTGCTGTAAAGATTCCGGTTTTACCTTACGGCCAAGCTTCTGATTGACCTTCTTCACCACCTTCTTGGTCAGAGGCTTTGCCAGCTTCTGCAAAACTGACGCGATAGGTTTGGCGAATATGGCAGCCGTAGTGGCAAACGCAGCAGTCAACGCAACCGATACTGTTGGGGCCGCGTCAGGCACATAGTTGTTAATGACCTGCCCCATAGGTACAGGATCCCAAAGCTTTACGCACTTGCCGTCTTGCAGCTCATAACCAGCCAGCACCTTTGTCCCTAATTTGTTAAACGATCCGATTTCTTTTGACCCAAACGGTGGGCAAGGTGGATCCTTGGGCAACCTTGGGGGGTCGGGAGAACCACCCGGCAGAGTGGGTTGGGTTGCAGGAGTCGGAGACGCCACCTCCGGCTCTTTTATTTTTGGCAGCTCTGGCTTGATATAGGTGAAGTCGTTTGGCCTGTAATCAGGAGCTTCAAAGACAGGCACACCTCCCTCACACAAGACGATGTTGCCCTTCGGATCATCCTCAAAAACTTCTACGCCTTGGCCGTTGCCAATCCTGGCCCTAACACACCCAGGCATCTCGACAATCGGCAGCTGCGTCGCACCTGGGGGCAATGCTGCTGGTAAAACAGATGCGGGAATTTGGTCACTCAAAACAATGGGTGACGCAATCCCACGGACTCCAATCTCCTGAATCTCCGGCATGAAGTCAGAACGGTTTACAGCAGGTAACGAACTTTGGATCGAAGTTACCAAGCACAGGGAAGGCCCGCCGCTCGTCTATGTCTGCAGGTCTGGCAAAAGTTCAAAGCTATTCACTGATCCGGCCAAGCTCCTCAAGTTTGTGCGCTGGCCTAAATCAACCCCCACAGGCCAAGCCCTGCGTGAATGGCTTGACCATTGGGATGCACCAGAAGTTGAGCCGCAGGCCGAAACTAAAATGGTGACTTAATCGGCACAGCTGGGCCTGTAGTGGTCGGCAGCTCAGGCAACGCCGCATCAATTTCACCTGGAATCATCTCGGTGACATCGCCCATCATGTCGGCAGCCATGTCGTCGATCATTCCGGGAATTCGAGCAAACGCAACAATCGACGCTCCAACAAGAGCAGACGACATCACGAAGCCAAGAACGCCGAGAACGTTGCAGATTTTTTGCATGGTGATTGCAGATAAAACAAAAGGCCCCCTCTCGGGAGCCCTTTGCCGACCTGTGTGAAGTCCTCTGAGTTATAGCTCAGAGTTGGAACTTGCCACCAACCTTCAGGTTGATGCTGGTGTCATCGTCATAAGAAACGAAGGACAGTTCGGTGTAGCCAGGGCCAAAGCCATAACCAGCCTTGCCGCTGATGCCGTAGTCCACTTCACCAGTGTCAGGCACTTTGACCATGGGGCCAATCTGGGCATACGCACCACCACCTTCGATGCCCAGGTGCAGATCAATGTCCATACCGCCAACACCAGTGTCAAGGTTGGAACCGACGTTGGCTTCAGGGTTGAAATACACGGGAGCTGCGTGCGCAGGCAATGCCAGCACACTGGCGATACCGACGACACCACTCGCAATCAAAGTTTTGAGCATGGGAAAGAGGGTTAACGTTTTCCCTGGCCACGGTATCTCTTTTTGCCTCGCTTGGGGCGACTGTGCTTGCCAGCTCCCTGCGTGGTGCGTTTTGGCTTGCCGACGACAAAGACATTTCCGCTAAGTGACTTGGCCATCAGTACCCGTCAGTTGACTGCAGGTTCTGATATTTAAGAGCCAAGCCAGTAAACAACCCATGCTGGGGATGGCTGATCATGTCTCGACCATCAAGGAAGAACAATTCTTCCAGCCATAACGTCCGAGCAGCCATCGCTTGTACGTCAGACGCCCCAGGCTTAGACGCAATCATCGGGTCAGGTCGTTGCATCATTCAGCAGCAATAGAAAGCAGCGCCCAGCCGAGCACCAGCAGGACGCCTGTAGCTAAACCAGCCAGAAACGTCATTCGATC